GAGAAAAGCGGTGCTGAGAAAAAAACGTCTACCCAGGTATTGGTGCAGGCAGCCGACTTGCGTGATGCGGTAAAGAATCTGGATGAAGGCATGAAAGGCACAATGGCCGACTACCAAATTGCATCGGTAGCGGAAACCGCCATCATGGATGTATATCCGTATGAGCCAAACGAGACTGAGGATGATAGTAATACAGAAGTATCCCGATTTATCAATAGATTCCCAGAGGGACAGTGTACAGAGGTCACAATTGGCGGTAAATCGGTTATTATAGATAAGACCGGAAATAAACCAAAAGTCATTCCGAACGACAGTATAGAAAGTGAGGCTAAAAATGAATGATTATATCCCGGATTGGTATATCCCTAACAAATAACCATAATTATTAACTAAACGCCCTCTGCTCATGCAGAAGTCCCGTGAAAGGTTCGGGTTAAGTGATTTAATTTCAGCTAACAGTTAACTATCCCGGTGTGGCTTGACCGCCTATCCGGGAACTATTTGTTAACCTGCCTGTCCGGTCTGCGAAGATGGGGCGGGTGAACATGGGGCGTTTGGCTGGTGTGACTAATGTAATGCGCAGCATTGTAGAGGAGGGCAGTTCGATTCTGTCACGCCCCTCATAAATGTGAGCCACACATAAATGGCAAGGGTTAGTAAATAATGGTTGTGCCCCGGAGAATACGCTTCGGGACTTTAATAAAAAACAGCATGGAAACAAAAGAAATTACCAAGACTATTTACATTGCAAATGACGGGAAAGAGTTCTTAACGAAAGAAGATTGCGAAAAGCATGAAAGGTTTGTTGAAGAAATACTTTCACGTATTAAGTATTTCTGTATCAGATGTAATCCTGACTTAACAGAAACAGGAAATTTCTCTCATAAAATATATGTGGCTGTGTTTTCTAAACATTACCTATATAAAGATATTGCATTTCAATGGGCTTTAAAGAAGTTTGGTACTTACTTAGGGGAAAGCGTAATGGGATATGGCTTCCAACCCCATTTTAATGTAAGTGAAGTTTCTAAAGAAGAATATGAAGAATGCCCTACTACTGTTTGGGGAGGCACTCCATTGAAGAGTGAGAAAATATTCCTTAGTCCCAAATCGGTAGAAGGATTTCCTGAAAACATTGACTACATGGAAGAATGGGGATTCAAATAAAAACTTGAATGAAACTTACAGTAACCAAATCCGAAGGTGCAATCATTCAGAAGCTTATCGCAGACCGAAAGTCAGACATTCATAATATTGGAGGTGACAGCAAGCAGGCAGAGCGTCTAAGTAAGTTGAACAAGAAGATTGCAAGGCAGATAAAGAAACAATACAAGACATGAGTCCTTACGTAATAACTTCTGCGATTCTTATTACCTATGACGGAAAGAAGATACCGTTGGAAAACATAGAAAGTGAAATAATGACCCGACCTATCCAGTTGACTAAGGAGAGGATACTCGATGCTTTCTCCATGATGAAAGATAAGCCGGTGGATGTGGAACTTAAAATCAAATTATATATGAAGAAAAAAAGAGAGTATATTACAATCACAACCGAGACGGACATATATATAGAAGATTATCTCGATGATTTTATGACCGTTGCCTCTGATGAAGATTTGATTGAAGAAATAGAAAAACGAGGGCATGTGGTATATAAAAAAGGAATTCCCATTACTCCTTTTGGAGAGCAACCTATTGAATTTAACAATCCGACCGATTTAAAAAGGCATTTATGCGACATAGCTAATGCCGGCTATTGTATATCCAATGAAGAACTTATCAATGAAATAAAATTAAAACTACCATAACATGATATATAATAAACAGATAATAAGGGGCAAGATACCGAGTAAATCTAATTGTTATAAAGTTATAACAATCCGCGGTCATGGCAGTCTTGCCAAACAGCCGGCATTGAATGAATATGAAAAGTCGTTCTATCTACAATGTAACCAGTACAGAGGCAAGATGATAGCAGGGTTGTTTGAACTTTATTTGAATGTATTCTATGAAAACCAACGCCCAGACCTCGACAATTGTTTCAAGACAGTACTTGATTGTCTACAAGGATGCAAAGCTATCAAGAATGACCGTAATTGCGTGAAGATAGTAGCAGAGAAGTTTATAGACAAAGTAAATCCAAGAATAGAATTTATAATCAAGGAAGTTGAATTATAAAAAATAGACAATTTGAAAGATGCATGAAAATAAAGATGAATAAACATGGCACGAAACAGAATGATTAAGCCAAAGTTCTGGGATGATACCAAAATAGGACGTCTTACAAGGGATGCAAGGCTTCTCTATATAGGTCTTTGGAATTTCTCTGATGATTCAGGGACTGTAATAGGTGATTCTATCTGGTTAAAGTCTAAAATATTTCCGTATGACCAAATCCAAATACAACAGTTTGAAAAATGGATGAACGAGCTTGTGATAAACGGATTTATATGTCTGCTTTCCTATAAAGGGGAAAGATTCATATATCTGCCAAATTTCACTCGGCATCAAGTAATCAACAAACCTAATTACGAGGATTTGAATATACCTAAATACTTGATAGACAAAATAAAAGATAATATTCACTTATTAATCACGGAACAATCACGTAATACTACCGTATCATTCACTGAACAATACGTGACTAAAATAGAAGTAGAAAGAGAAGAAGAATATCCCCCCTATAATTCCCCCCAAGGGGAAGTCTCGCCATCAGGGAACAATGAGAGTGATAAGATAAATTACAATGGTCTTATGGATACGTTCAACAAGATGTTTGAAGGACGGTTACCCAAAGTTACGGCAATGACAGAAAAACGTAAGAAAGCCGTAAAAGTAAGAGTCGCAGAATATGGAAAAGAGGCTATTATGGCTGTTTTCAACAACGTTTCTCAATCAGCATTTCTTTTGGGGCATAATAACCAAAACTGGCATTGTGATTTCGACTGGATATTCAGACCGACAAATTTCATTAAGATTTTAGAAGGCAATTACAATGGAGAAAGACTTAGTAAAAATCAACAGGATAGCGAGCAGCGAAAACGTGATTCAGTTCTTGCAGTCGCTACAACAGTCAGAGAAGCTGCCGCAAAAAAAAGAAAGGAACTTGAAGCAGAGGGCGTTATTGAATAAATATCCTGACCCTGCACAATTCATACTTGATTACAATCCAGATTTGCAGTTCAAAATTGTCAGGTGTAAGGCGACTCACTCCGATTTAGCCATGAATTTTTCTATACCTACATTAGGATTATTGGCTTCGACTTATGGAGATGAAACTCCTTTAGAATGGTTGAAAATTCAATTCGGTACACTCAATGACTTCGCAGAGGTATCTACCAAGATTGCTAAGGAGCAGCTTAATGAGTTAGCAGAGATATTTATTTCTGAGTATTATTACCTTAATGCAGCTGAGATATGCTTTTTCATTGCACGGTTTAAGTCTGGGAAATACGGACGATTCTATGGAGCTATAGACCCGATGAAGATTACAAGCGCTATGCTTGACTATATCAAGGAACGCCGCATTGACATTGAGCGTTACGAACGTGAGCAATACCGACTACAGCGCCAAAAGGAGATAGAAGAGCGCGGTAGCAACGGAATTTCCTATGTCGAGTATCTTGAACGTGAACGTAAGCTTGTGGAAAGTGGAGATGCAGAAGCCATGAAACGAGCGGCAAATCGTGTATGTAGTATCAGTTTACGTAAGTAGTGGCGAAAGCATAAATTTGACAATAAAGTATGAGACTTACAATATGTTGGACGACAAGAGGCAGGCAAAGACGCTTTTACTATGATATATGCAAAAAGTTTGGCATATCGGATTACATGAGTGTTAATCATGAGACGCCATGCGATATAAGGGATGAAGATATGGAACTGTTGAAGGAATGCGAAAAACGAGGGTTTATCCAAATAAGAGACAAACGGTAAATAATCATGGACATAGAGATTGAAAAGAAAATCGAACAATTGGAGTATCAGCGCATGATTGATGAACTTGCAAAAGAGAGCAGAAACAAGAGTATGAACAAGGCAGAACAGGCAAGGCAATGACTACCGACACGGCAAATCAGATAATCAGCAAATATGAGAGCCTTGTAGTTCTGTGCACCTACAACATATTGCTCACGAACGACATTTGTTGCGGGCAGGTTATCGAGTGCCTGCATGCAATGAAAAGAACGCCTTATTACAAACAGGCATTCAAGCGGTATTTGAATGATGCCGATAAGGCAAGAAAGGAATACGAGCGTACTGTAAACAGCGTTATCGGTTCAGACCGGAGCGAGTTTTTCGCCGACTGCAACGACAAGTATACGGAAGAAGTGAACAAGCACGTGGATATGTTGTATTGGCAATTCAAGCAGGTTCTTGACGATAACGGCATATCCCATTCCGCAGAGATTGCAAGGTTCGAACTTGCAAGGACATTGTGTGATTACGCCTGCATCCAGTTTGACGAAAGGATTAAAGAGCTTCGGAAGAAAGATGCACGGTTCAACGGGTTCACGTTGGAATATTTGAAGCTTTCAAATGCGGCAAGGGTGATGAACCTTGCTTCCGATAGTTTGAAAATCGGGAAAACGGTCAATATGAACACAGAGCGGTGCACGGCGGCGTTTGATGTGCTGGTAAGAAAGCTGTCGGATGCGGATAATATTGCCAACGCAATAAAAGTTTAGTGAGATGAAACTTATTTATAACCTTATAACCCTCCTCATGGACTGGCTTTCGGTAGAGATTGGAGCGAATGAAGAGTGGTTCTGAATTATGGAAATGAAGAAAAGCGAATTGACACACGGCTCTCTGTTTAGCGGCATAGAAGGTTTTGGATTAGGTGCGGCACTTGCTGGCATAAAGACCGAGTGGAGTTGTGAATTTGAGGATTATCAATCATTAGTAATAAAGAAAAACTTTGGAGAAGAGCATGAAATCAACAGAGATATTAGAACGTATTCAAAACCTCCGTTTGTTGACATCATCAGCGGTGGATTCCCTTGCCAGGACATCAGCATTGCTGGAAAAGGTGTCGGAATTGTCGGTGAGAGAAGCGGCCTATGGTCTGAAATGTTCAGAATTGTACGGGAAGCTAAACCCCGTTACGTTATCATTGAAAACAGTCCAATGCTCCTTGTTCGGGGATTCGAGCAGGTCCTATGCAACCTTTCCTCAATCGGGTATGATGCGGAATGGCAGTGTTTATCGGGCACCGACTTTGGAATACAACAGAGTCGGGATCGATTATATTGTATTGCCTACTCCAACGAAGTCAACGGCAAACGGAGCATGCAAGAATCGGTATTTCGGAAGCCCTACTTATCGGGGCAATATACACGAGTATATCCGGGATGGCGAACAAGACAGTCAATACCCTCACCCCGATTTACTGGAAAGTCTAATGGGGTTCCCGACAGGGTGGACCGAACGGAGTGTATAGGTAATGCGGTGCAACCGATAATTGCACATTACCTGTTTGAGTGCATTAAGATATTCGATAACAAACTGACATGGTAAGGTAATATGAATGTTCATCAGACAGTCCCCCGCTCCGATTGCACCTCTTTCGCCAAATGCGGCAAGCATTCCCTTGCCTATTGCCGGAAGTACGGTGCATCCGAATGCGGCCCGTGCGAGATAGTGAAACGGAAACCGAGGAACCGGGTGATGGTGGACGGTGTAGAACGCAAGGTGTGCAGCCGCTGCAAAAGACCGCTTCTACTATCCTGCTTCTATGACAGGACAATCTATCGCAACGGAAAGGCGTATCACATCAAGACGTCATGGTGCAAGATGTGTGTTTCGGAAGACAATCGGGAACGGAATAAAAGAAAGGAAAACAAATGAATATAAAGAAAATAAAGGAACATAACCCTCAATCCTTTTTAGACGATTTGAAACGGGTAAGAGAAATCATGGTCTATACAGGACATATCAACTCCTACTATAAGATTCTTAAACACGAATTGTTGAGAGATGCGGAAGAGAAAGCCATCACGTACTATATAACGGATTCTATATTCGCCAGAAAGCGTGATGTCATGGTAATAATTTAATCGGAAGAATATGAAGCAGACAACTATCCCCGCTTTTAAATACTGGCTCCGGATACACGGCTTTCGCTTAGAACGGTTCGGTACTGGAACAAAAAAACAATCCAATCAAGATTAAATCAAGAAAAAGAAATAATATATGAAACAGACAATAAAAGAAGCAGCAAGGGAAGCAATTCATAAGCATTATAATTGTAATGGAACCTATCCATGTTCAGAACGTGAATATTGCGAACATTGTAACGGTCATAATACAGCATTCGATTGTTGCGAATGTGGTGCAGATGAATTTAAAGAAGGATTTATTGCTGGTGCGAACTGGCATATCAACAGCGTGTGGCACAAGACTAAAGATGAAGTGCCACAAGCTCATGGAGAATACGAAAATGAACATTATCCGCAGATACCATGCCTTGTATATGGGAAATTAAGCACTGGAACTGGTTACGGTGTCCGCTATTGGAATGTAACAGAGCAGTGCTGGGACGATGAAGAGTGTGATGATTACGAGTGTTCCAAAGATGCCATTGAAGAATGGGCGTATTTGGATGATTTAATACTAACCGAATAACATTTTTATGAACAGAGAAGAAGAAATAAAAGCAGCCAATCCCTATGGTAACAGTAGTAGTTTCGCATCAGGTAAAATGATTGGATTTACCATTGGGGCAGAATGGGCAGATGCTCACCCCAAGAACCCTTGGATAAGCGTTAAGGAACAGTTACCAGAAGAAAATGAGAATATCATTATCATGTGCAAGCATGGCGCAATATTTAATGGCACATACTGTAATGGAGTATGGTTCTGTATGGACGGTTATATCAATGATATATACAAAGACAGTCCTATTTACACTTCAATGAGCAGTATACCTCCATTATGGGAGCCTGTGGCATGGTTTCCCATCCCCTCTTTCGATGAGATACTCGAAGCCAACAAGGATGTACTGGAACGGATTAAAGAGAAAGGAGACCGAATACAGACATGCAGCCCAATGAAATAATAAATATAATATTGGATAATGGTCATATATCATTGCATAGATACAGTGAC